TGCGCGATTTTGGGGGGGTAGTTTGGGGGTGTGTTATGCGACGGTTAAAAGTTTTGTGTACATGTGATTGCAGCGAGATGACAGCTGAAGAGCTTGTCAAAGCTGGATTAGTAGATCCAATCCGAGTCTTCATCAAGAACGAGCCCCACTCAGACAAGAAATTGACTGAGGGGCGGTTAAGATTGATTATGTCAGTTTCGTTGGCCGATCAGCTGTGTGAGCGATGCCTTTGCTCTGAGTTGAACAGCCACGAGATTGCTAACTTTCACCGCCTACCTGTCAAGCCAGGTATGGGCTTCAGTAGCGAGAAGATTGACCTCCTCGGCCGCTCATTCGACCAGTTTGACGAACTTGTTTCGTCAGACGTGTCGGGATGGGACTGGTCGGTCAGCGCGGACGAGCTTCGGTTTGACGCGCTGCGCCGAGTGGCAGCCGCTGGGGTTGAGACTAATCACCCATTTGCTAAGGCTCTTCTGAACAGAGCTGTGTGTCTTAGTCGGTCAGTAATTGCGTTCTCCGATGGTACGCTTCTCGCTCAGCGCTATGATGGCGTGCAAAAGTCCGGGTCCTACAACACCTCGTCAGGGAATAGTTGGATCAGGGTAGCGGCTGCATGTTTCTCTGGCGCCGAGCGAGTGTGTGCTATGGGCGATGATTGTGTTGACGACGGGACTGATACTGTAAGGATGGCTTTACTGGGCCATCCGATAAAGGAAAGTACCGTGATCAGCGCGTCAGACCCATCTTGGTTGGCGGACGTTGCTCTCTGGCCGAGCGAGTTGAGGGACGACGTCCTAGCTGTGTTGCAGCGGTTTGCATGGAAGCCGTTTGACGCAGCTCTGGTGCCGACGGTTGATTTCTGCTCTCACTGGTGGTGCAAGCTGCCAGATGATCAGGGATGGACCGTTGTGTATCGGGGATGGAGGAAGACCCTGTTTAGACTCGCATGCGCAGTCTCTGATCAGGAGATGCATCTGGGTGAGTTCATCTCCTCAATGGACTATAGTCCCGCGCTGCCACATTGCATAGGCATGCTGTTGGACGGTGGCTGGTTATCCGATTTCCAGTCATCGTAGGTCGCGCAACAATCGGAAGGTTCTCATGAAATGCTGTGATAAAAGCTGCCTAAACCTGAGATGAAAGACGGCGTGTTGCAAGGTCAGCCTGCCTCAACTACCCCCTTACCTGAG